ATCTGTCCCTTACCACTACGGGGTGGGCTCTGGTGTGGGATGGTTCCCCGAAATGGGGCGTCATCAAATCCAAGCATAGAAGCGTTAAGCGTCTCTCTGAAATCCGCAATGAGGTACGAGTCATCATCTACCAAGAGCAGCCGTCACTTGCCGTCATTGAGGGCTATTCCTACGGCTCTCACCAAGGCATGGCCGGGCTGGCAGAACTGGGGGGCGTTGTTCGTCTCCTGCTGCTTGACATGGGGGTTCCCTTCATCGTCGTTCAGCCAACTACCAACAAGAAATTTGCCACCGGGAAGGGCAATGCGGAAAAGGATTTGATGCTCAAACGCGTTTTTCAGCATTGGGGCGCGGATATGAACAACAACAACGAGGCGGACGCCTTTGCCTTGGCCCAGTTTGGCCGCTGCTACCTCAACCCGGAAGGCTTTTGCGATTACCAAGTCGCGAGCGTGGAAACCTACAAAAGAAAGGAACTCGGCAAATGAGCCCCGAAGAAAGAGAGAAAAAACGGCGCTGGATGATGGAGTACAACCGCAGGCGGAAAGCCTCTGCCGCCAAAGCCACGCAGCTCGATCTGGACGCCCTCAACGCCATCTACGGCACCCGCTTCCGGCACGGTCAGCAAGTCATAGTTAGAGGACATAGATATACCGTTATCGGTGCAAAATGGGGCGCATGGCTACGGGTGAAGAACGATAAAGGCAAGTTTGGTTGCCGTCCCTATGACGCCTACCCCGTGATCAATCTGTCCGGCACCGTCACTTTTGACGGCTGGACCATGGGGCCAAGCGGAAAACTTAAAATCAAGAAAGGATAAATTAAAATGGAACCCGGATATAAATTTAATTGCAATATTAAAGCTGGAAAAGTTGTGGTTGAATTAAGCATGAAGTATGAAACTGAAGACGTGGAAGAATTAAATCAAATAGCAAGGAATTTCCATATCATAGCTGATTACATGACAGGCATAGCGAATAATTGGCAGAAAGGAGGGGCGGAACAATGAAAAGGAATCCTCATATCATCGTCCAGCAGGTTTGCCTCATGAAGAAAGCCAAAGACGGGAAATACGAAGTCCAGGCCGCGATTGTGCACCACAATGGCATAACGGGCCGCTACCGCATGGGGTACCCCACCAAACGACATGCACGGTGGGCACAGCACCTTATTTGCACGGCAAAGAATGCTTCACGGCTCCGTTGTTTTGACGAATTAAAAGACTTGATTAAAGAGAAAGTAGGCCGGAAATGAAAACGAATTACGATGTTGTTGTTTGGATTGCCACGATAAATAGAGAAACACATCTAATTGAACCGAAAGATGTCTTAATCGCTAAAGGTTTGAGAACAAAACGTTCCGCCCGGAAATACATTGAATTTTATAAGGAAGAATACGACCAGAAAGAAAATATGTATGAAATCCTCGTGTCAGATGGAAAGGAGGCCAGCAATGATTAACATCCTCTTATCCGTCAGGCGGCCTTTCTCCGGCTTTATCCTGGACGGCAAAAAGCCATGGGAACTGCGTAAAAACGCGCCGCGCATCCCCCGCGGGGAACACGTCACGCTCTGGCTCTACGAATCCGGCAAGGACGGAGAGCGGGCGATCATCGGCAAGTGCCGGATGGTCTCCTATGTACGCATGCTTTATATGCCATCCGGGCAAGCCCTGGAACTATTGATCAAAGACGCCTGCGTAACGGAAGAGCACATCCGCGCCTATCTCCCGTTCTACGCCTGGGGCGTCCAAGACCCCGTGAGACTGCCCGCCGCCGTGCCGCTCTCTGCCATCGGTCTGATCCGTCCGCCGCAGTCTTGGCAGTACCTTGCTGACGAGCAGGCGGCGATTTTAGAGCAGGCCACTTGCCGGGATTGCCCTAACTGTAAGTATCATGGCCTTTTGACCAAGCAGAGCCCATGCCGGGATTGTTACCCATACGAGGATCAGCGCCTTTGGGAGCCGAGAAAGGAGGGAGAATGAAAGACTGGACAGGTAACAACCGAACTCTTGGTGCCACGTTGGGCGCATCCTACCTTGCCTCCGGCGAGCGCCCACGGGAAGACTATTACGCCACGCGCCCGGACATGGTGAGGGATTTGCTCAACGCAGGCGCGCCTCTCCGTCAGCGGGTATGGGAACCGGCCTGCGGAGCGGGACATATTGTTAATGTACTGCGAGAACGGGGGCATGAAGTCTGTGCAACCGACATTGTTGACCGTGGATGTCCTGATTCCTGCGTACAAGATTTCTTGTGGGAGTTCGACGATGGCGAGATAGGAGACGTGGATATTATGACCAATCCTCCCTATGCAACCGCCCTTGAATTTGTCGAGCGTGCGCTTGCCTGCGTCAAGGATGGAGCCAATGTCTGGATGCTTCTGCGCCTCCAATTTTTAGAGGGCAAGGCCCGGCGCCGGTTGTTCGACGTTGCCCCCCCCTCCGACGTGTGGGTATTCAGCGAGCGGCGGACCTGCGCCAAAAACGGGGATTTTTCCAAAACCGAAGGCCGAGCCATTGCCTACGCATGGTTCCATTGGATTAAAAACCAACGTAGAGACTGCATTATTAAATGGTTATGAACTACAACCCCCAACTGACGCTTTTTTGATTATGGCCGGAGACTGGATAAAAGTTGAACACACAACACCCGACAAGCCCGAAGTGGTGAAGCTGGCCGACATGCTCGGCATTGATCAAGATGCTGTGGTCGGCAAGCTTCTTCGCCTCTGGATTTGGGCGGATCAACAATCCGTCTCTGGTAACGCTATCACCGTTACAAATTCATTTCTCGATCGTCTCGTATTCTGCCCCGGCTTCGCCGTTGGGCTTGTTAAAGTCGGCTGGTTGAATGGACGCAATGGCCTCCTTTCAATCCCCAATTTTGACCGCCATAATGGCCAAACCGCTAAGAATAGGGCCAATACGAACCGCCGAGTTGCGAATCACCGAAAAGGACGTAACGATGAAACCGTTACAGATGTAACGCCTGAACCGTTACAAAAACCGTTACCAGAGAAGAGAAGAGAAGAGAATAATAATATTGGAGAAAACACAGCCTATTCCCGGCAACGAGCTTTGCCGGAGGATTCCGACAAAGTGAAAGCCTACCTCCAAGCCGAAGCATTGAGGGGCCGTCTGCTTCTCAATGAATCTCAAATCAACGAATTATCAATGCTTTTCTACGCTGATAAAGAGGCTTGCGGATGGGTGGATGCCAAGGGGAACCCCATCAACAACTGGCAAGCCGCCGCATTGGCTTACGCCTTGCGCTATGCCGAAAACCGAAGAGGAACGCCCTCACCATCAACAACCACACCAGGAAGGAGAACTTATGGATATTAATGCATCACGAAATTTGCACAACATGCGGGATATGTTTGGAGACGGGTCTATCGACGCCCTGCTGGACAGGCTTTCGGCCCTCGCATCGGACGACCCCGAACTTGACGCCAAAGTGGAGCAGGAACGGCTCACGCGGGAAGCCATGCAACAGGCCCAGGAAGAATTTCACCTCTTGCTGGCCTCTGGCTTCCCCAAAATGGCCGTTTTGGCTCTGGATAGGGTAAACGATGCAGAAAGCCCGTGGAAAGCCGCCAGAGACCGTTTAGCGGCCCTTGCCCGGAAGTCCGGAGCAATCATTGCGCTTCATGGGCCCTGCGGCACTGGCAAAACTGTGATGGCAACCTCACTTGCCCGCGGCCTGGTGCGGCTCGGAAGGTCCGTCAAATACGTCAAAGCGTATGACTACTGCCTTGATTTGCGGGAGTCCAAGCGGGAAAATGATATTGCCAGGGCGTTCAAGCGTCCTACCTATTTGGTTATTGATGAATTCCACGAGCTCAAGAGATCAGATTTTTCTCAATATTCCGTTGACCGCCTTATCGACAGCCGTCACCAGGACGGAAAAATTACTGTGGTCATTTCCAATCTCATCGGGGAAGACGTCGAGCCGAGTCTTGGTCCTTCCATTACTTCCCGGATGCACATGACAGGCGGCGCTATCCCGTGCGAGTGGCAGTCCTACCGTGAGATCAATTACAACCTCCGGGAATAGCCCTGGAATCTCGTATACCCCCTGGAATCTCGTATAGGGCTATTCATCGGGAAGTCCATGTCGCATAATCATCTCCATAAGCAAAAGCATGGAAGCGGTGGTGTCTGATTTTCCACCGAGCCATTTCCAAACAAGGATATCCGAGACGCGAAGAATCTGGGATGCCTTTTTGACGGCGGATGTTTTGTTAACGAGATGATAGCGGGATTGAACCCATCCAATGAATGCTTGTGCAGAGGTGTCGAGAGTTTTTTTCAGATTGTCATTGGGCCCTTTACTGCCCATGAGACTTTCCATGCGTTCTACTGTTGAGCTTTTCAGCATACTGTTTTCCCTGATCCATCTGGCAACCGTAGCGGGAGAGACTCCGAGCAAATCCGATGCTTGATTGTATATGTCTCTTGGGCGAGTCTTTTCGTATTTTTGGGCTACCCATTGCAAAAAGTTTTCCAATATGCTTTTCCGTGATGGTTGATTTGTGGGGAGGCCGAGAAGAATTTCCTCTGCCCGATCAATGATTTCTTGAGAAGGAGTGGATAAGCCCTTTGCCCAGTAATAGACGGTATTAAAATTTTCTTCCAAGAGCGAAGCGCTTATTCTAGCGGCCTCCTTCATGGATTTGCACCCATGAGCGTTTTTTACCGTTTCAAAAAAGGCCATGATGGAATCATGCCTCCTGCATCTTTCCTTACTGCTTTTTTTCTTATATTCCTCATATCGTTCAGATTTTACAGGGATATACGTGGAAGTCACATATTCGGCAGAGCCGGAGTAGACG